TGAGCGCGCCGGCCACCGAGAGCCCGCCCGAGGCGATGGCGAGGCCGTTGTAGACGGTCCCCCCGCTATTGAACGTGGTGGCGCCGGTTACCGAGATCCCGCCCGAGGCGACGTTCAATCCGTTAGCGACATAACACCCGCCATACAGGGCTGTGTAGGCTGAGACGCCAAGGTTGCCGGATTGGACGTTTAGTCCGTTGTAGATGTTGGCGCCGCCATTGACCACCAGACCCCTGGTGATCGTCGCGCTGTCGACGTAGATGCCTTGCCCCGTGGTGAGCTGCCCGACGACAAAAAGGCTCTGGTAGAAATGCCCGTGGCCGCTGAGGTCGATCTCGAAACGCACCGCGCTGGCGGTCTCGTCGGCGACCAGGTAGGTGCCGCCGGGGCCGCATCCCTCGGTCCAGTCGCGGGTGCCGCCGACGATGTAGTGGGTGCGGGCGTAGAACCCGTGGTCCGCGTAAATCTGCCAGGGGTCGTTGCCGCCGGGGATATAAGCCCGCCCGCCGCCATTCAGGTAGGTGTACTGGTTGACGGTGAGCTGGCCGAGCGCGTTGGCGTTGTTGTGCAGGTAGATGAGCTGACCGACGCCCGCATAGATGTCGGTCGTGCCGGTGTGACCGCCGCCGATCGACAACTGGTTGACCGTGTTGATCCCGATAATGCCTCGTGGATTGTTGCTCGGGTCGCGCCCGTAATAGAACGCGTTGTTCGGGATGACGATGTTGCCGGCGTTGCCGGTCACCCAGACCGAACCTCCCGACGCCGTGTCGAGATAGATGCTGCCGCTGGAGCCGCCAGCGACGTGCACCGAGTTGTCGGAGAGCAACCCGACGACGGGGCGGGCGGTGCCGCCGGTATCGCGGCCCGACCACGACACATTGTTGGCGACCACCGGGGAGCCGTTGATCACCACGTAGGGCGATGAGCCGTCATTGATATAGACGTTGTTGTCGCTCGACTTGATGATCAGACCGCGCGCCGTGCCGCCGGTGTCCCGGGCGTAGTACCAGGTGTTATTGGCCAGGACCGTCGAGATGCCCGACTGAAACTGGATGTTGCCCACCATCGTGCCGCCCGCCAGCGGCAGGTAGGCGCCGAGGTTCGGTCCCGGCGGGATCAGCGCCAGCATGTATGCCGACAGCGCCGAGGAGAACTCGCCTATCCAGGCGATGTCGTTGCCGTCGTCGGGGATGTATTGCTGGAGTTGCTGGCTGATCCACAGGCACAGCGAGTGCGCCACAAAGGTGCCCTGTCGCATCGCCTTGTTGTGGAAATTGGAGCGGGCCAGCCCCGGCAAGGCGCCGGTCGGGCGCTGCGGGTCGGCGTTGTAGTCGGCCTGGCTCTCGATGTTGGCGCCGCCGCCCACCGCGTACATCAGGAAGTCGGTGCCCACCGTGCCGAGCGGCGTCACCTCGTCGCGCGGTGTGAGGTCGAGCGGCGCGCCGCCGTCAACCGAGGGAGCGTTGTCACTCATACCGTTACTCCCCCAAGATGATTGGCGAGATACCCAACCCCGGCGGCACCAGGGTGCCCCAGGCACCCTCGTCCCACCCCGCCACGGAGCTGGTTTCGGCGTCCCAAGCGAATAGCGGCACGCCGGGCTCGGTCTGAAAGATGTAGCTGATCAGCGCGATGCCCTCGGGCTTCAGGTCCATCTGGCCGCTGGTGAATAGCGACAGCAGCACGGTGTCGGGGGCAGTCTCCCACAGGAGCCCGTACATCATGGTCATGTTGCCGTAGTCCTGGATCACCACCTTCAATCCGGTCCAGTGGAACAGCGTGTCCCACGCGGCATAGGCGGCGGGGACCGAGCCGTCCCAGTGGTTGGCGATGACCGTGGCGTACAGCAGCAGCCGGTAGTGGTAGTCGTCCAGCCGCTGCAAGGCGTTCTGGCTGTCGAACGGCCCCTTCCAGTTGGCCTGGTTCCACCCCATCCCCTCGAAGTCCCACGAGAAGAACGGGTTGGGCAATTCGATCCAGCGCGACTTGCCGATCCACTGGCCGGTGAAGTCCTCCTGCTCGCCGTGGCTGTAGTCGAGGTCGAACAGCCCCGGCAAGGTGGCGGCAAGCGTCGTGTCGGCCACCACCGGGTCGACCGATAGGGAAACCGTCTTGACGTATTTCGGTCTCGGTTTGTGCTCGCTGGTGATCAGCCCCAGCCAGTGGTCGAGCGGCTGCACCGGGAACGGCAGCGGGTAGGCTGGCAGCGGCTCCAGGAGCTCCGAGCGCAGGAGCTGGGCCGACACCATCGTGGTGATCCGGCCGCCCCGGGTCAGCGCGAACAGCGGCTGGGCGGTGCCCTGGAGCCTGACGGTGGTCTTTATCCTGGCGGGCCAGAGAAACGAAATGCCGAGGGGTACCTGCCGATCCGACCACCCCTGTAACGCGCCGACAGTCTTGATCTGGCCCGAGAGAGAGATCGTGCCGGAGACTTGGCTCTGGCTGCGTGCCGCTGATGTTGAGGCCAGGCGGGCGGCGAGGCGCAACTGCGGCACCAGGCTGGCGGCAACGATCTGCGCCTGGCTGGTGACGACGATGCGGCCACTGAGAAAGGAGCCGAGCCCGAAGGCGGCGATGCGCGCCGCAGCGCTGGTGCGGATGCGCCCCGAGAGAACCGGCAGCGGCCCGAGCTGCGCCGATTGCCCGGTGCTGGTGGTCTTGATCCGGGCCGCGAGATTGCGCGGGCTGACGGTGAGGACGAGGCGGGCGGCGCTGTGGGTGGTAACCCGCCCGGTCAGAACGAGCGTGGTCGCCAGCGGCGTTGCCTGCATGGGGTTAGGCGCTGGTCAGGATCAGCGACGCGATCGGGAAGGTCGGCTGCACCCCGGCGATGATCTGCTGCCGCACGATCTTTCGCACCATGCCGTTGCCGCTGGAGCTGGTGTTGACCACGGTGCCGGCGTTGTTGACCGAGAACGTGTCGGTCAGCGGGTTCTGCACCGTCAAGATGCCGGTGAAGTTGCCCTGGCTGAAGCTCGGCGACACGCCGCCGTACTCGGTCGAGAAGATCACGCTGTCGCCCGCCAGGTAGCCGTGCTGCGAGGCGCTGAAGACGGCCGGCGAGGCGGCGCTGATTTGGGTCGGCAGCCACGCGAAGGAGCCGAAGTAGTCCCAGGCGATCAGGTTCCCCGCTGTCGGCGCGTCGTACAGCCCAAAGGCCACGATGGAGCCCCAGTCGCTGGTCGAAATCGCGAAGGTGATCCCTTGCGCGTTGGTGATCTGGCTCGGGCCGGAGCCGCTCGGAGCGTTCCAGGCAGCGGCGGTGGTCGAGGCCCTGGCGTAGGCGCCGCCGGTGACCTCGGTAAAGCCCGTTCCCGCGTCGTTGCCCGCCGCCGTGAACAGCGCGACATAGCTGCTCGGCATCGGAAAGATTGCGGCTTTGCCGGTGATGTGCCCGAGGAGCCCTTGGGCGGTTCTGTCCGTCAGTCCGGTCATGGGCTTTCCTCTATGGCAGGATCGAAATTTGGATGTTGCTGATGTCGGCCGTTGCCGCCTCGATGTACGAGACCGTCACGTCGGTCTGGGCGAAGGGCGCCGCGTCGCGCGACTGGCTGACCACGGTGACGTCGTAGGTCAGCCCGTCCGGCTCGGGCAGTTGCGTCGCAGCGATCAGCTTCGAGTAATACGAATCGTAGCCGATCGGCAGACCCGTCAGGTAGGCGATGACGCTATCGGCCATCTGTTGTTCGATCGTGGCGGTAAAGCCCGGCAGCGCCCGCACCTGAATGTGCACGCTGATCGGCACCAGCCGCAGCTCGAAGAAGTTGATGATCGACGGCACCCCCCGGCTGTCGAATACGAGAATCGGGGTGTCGCCATAGGTCGGGGAGCCCGGCGTCTTGCGCAGCGCAATGGCGTTGGCGATGTCCTGCGCCGAGCCGCCCTGCACCACCGCCGCCATCGCATAGGCCGGAATGCCGTTCTGGTCGGGCAGGTTGGTCGCGTTCTCGTAGACCATGACTCGGGTGACGCCGACCAGATCCTCGATGGCGCCCTGGATGCCTTCGACCACGGTTTGGCTCGGGTTGGCCACCGACTGCGACTGCCGCCGCCGCAGCGCCGCGTCGCTCTCGACCGGATTGCCGCGATCGGCCTCGGTGGGGTTCTCCACCGTCTGCCAGCCGGGCACCGGGGTGACGATCTCGGTGATCGCCCCGGCATTGGCTGGCACCGCGCCCGCTACGGTGCAGATCGCGGTGACGATGATCTCGCCCTCGGGCGGGATGACGACGCCGGGCGGCAGGCGCCACTGGGTGCCGAGGTTGAGGTTGTCGGCCACCAGGGTGCTGCCGATCAGGGTCCCGGCCTGGCCGACACAGCGCAAGGTGACGCTGCTGTTGCTGGCGATCAGCCGCCGGATGCCGTTGATCTTGACGACGGAGCTGAGCCCCACCCCTTGGGCGTAGGTCGGGCTATATGCCTGGTAGGCGGCGGCCACCGTCTGGTTGCTGTCGTTGATCGCCGCTGCCAGCACCGATACCCACTGGCCGTCCTGCGTGTCGGGGTCGAGGTCGACATCGGCGCCGTAGATCAGCCGGTACTGCTCCTGGAAATAGGCCAGCACCTCGTTGTAGAGCGGGACCGAAATCCCGTTGGAGTCGATCACCGCCACCGGAAGCGCCATAGCTCACCTTCGCGACAGGAGGGGTGCGGGCGGACGCCGCTGCGGCTCGACCACCTGAAACTGAATGCTCGGCGCGGCGGCAGCGACGGCGGGGGTAATGGTAAATTCGAGCGAGCTGCCGTAGATCGTGTCGACCCGCATGTTGACGCTGTAGGCTCGCGTGTCGGGATCGAAGTGGCTGCCGTACTGGCTGATGCCGATGACACCCTTGGTCATCACCACCCGCTCTTTCAGCGCCATGTCGCGGCTGAGCTGGGTGTGCTCGGCCAGGATGCGGCCCTGCCGCACCACGTCGGCGTTGAGCGGAAACCCGCCCCACGGGGTGCCTTCGCGGGTGTCGAGAAACCACTCGCCGGTAAAGAGGAGAAGGCGGGTCTTGATCGACTGCCCGACCGCTTCCGGCTGGTTGTGCCAGAAGTCGGCCGAGCCGTGGCCGAACTGCATGTCCGAATTTTGGTCGAGCTTCCTATATCGCATGGCGCCTCGCGACCGGAAGGGCAGAACGGCAGGGCGTTATTAGTAATGCCGCCTCAGTGCGGCGACGGCATCTGGATGTTGTCCTGCCCGTTGCTCTGCGCCTGCCCCTGGAGCTGCTCGCCGATCGCCTGGATCAGCGGCGCCGAGATGCGGTAGGGCGCGTCCGACAGGGCCGCCAGCACGGCGTTCCACTGCTGCGCCTCCAAGGTGACCTGAAACGGCTGGGTGGCCGGCACGCCTTGCTGCGGGGCCATGCTGTTGATCATGCGCGTCCTCCTGGTTGCATGTTGGGTGGGGCGGGCGCCCGCAACAAATCTGACGCGGGCGGCACGGTGACCCCGAGGTCGGCCATCTGCTGGCCGAGCTCGGTGAGACGGTTGTTGAGCCATGTGGTGATCTGAGCCACCAGCGCCGGGTCGGTCGGCGGCGGCACCGTGACGTGCACCGCCATCTGCATCGGCGCCAAGGGCTGGGAGGGGTCCGGCGGCGGTGGCGGTGGCGGCGCGATCATCATCGACCCGAGCGAGCCGCCCGCCTCCAGGTTGGCCAGCGCTTGCGCCACCTGTTGCGACTCCTGATGCAGCGCGTTGGCGGTCGGGACATCGGTGTACTCGGTCATGCTCTGCCCTCCAGCGCCTCCAGGCGCTCTTTCAGTTCGCGAATGGCGTTGATGCAGACGAACAGCAACTGCCCCGGCTGGGTCGCTTTGATCGTGCCGTAGCCCGCCAGCTTGAAGTCCTCGACCAGCTCGGGCAGCACCTCCTCCAGCTCCTGCGCGATCAGCCCGTAATGGGTGCGATCGTCGGCAAAAGGCACGTCGTCGCGGTACTTGTAGCTGACCGGCCGCAGCGCTGCGATGGCGTCCAGCCCCGCCTCGTAAGGCTCGATGTCGCGCTTGACCTGGCGGTCGGAGAAGTTGCCCCAGGTGCCGGTGCTGTTCCAGCAGCCGCTCTGGTCGAAATACGCAAAGGTCGTGCTGAAGGTGTTGTTCCAGAACTGGTGCCGGTTGGTGACGTAGTTGATCTGGTCGCTACGATAGAGCTGCGAGGTGTTGACCCGGAGCCCGACCGCGACATACAGCTCGGTGGCGTTGATCGAAACCCAGTTCGCGTCGCCGCCGAGATTGTCGAAGTTGTGCCGGCTCATCCGGTAATAATTGGAGTAGTCGGCCGGGCCGCCGCTGTAGAACCCCACGTTGTAGCCGTTGTTGCAATATATCTTGGTGTAGCCGGTGTTTACGGCGTCACTCTGCAATATCTTGGTGCCGTTGGAGAAGTAATTCCCCAGGCTGTCGATCATCGCGACATTGACGTTCTGGAAAAGCCACTGGCCATTGCCGGTGCCGAGGTGGAACGCCACCGAGTAGCTGTCGGCATAGATGAAGGGTCCGCCATAGGCGTTGACGTTGCCGCTGCCATTGGCGAGGTACAGGTAATACCCGCTGACCCTGATGGTGGGGGCGACGAATAACCCGCCGCAGGTTACCGTTTGGCCGGTGTAGTAGTTGAGCCACAAGGCGACGTTGCATTCGATGTGGGTGTTGCCGTCGTCGAAGAACCGGCCAATGGAACCGCCGGGTCCGTACATCGCGATGCCTGAGCCGTAGACCCGCAGGTCCCCGCCCTGCTCCAGGTGCAGCCCGAGCGAGACCGT